GGAGGTGACGAACTGCGAAGCATTGAACCAGTCGGATCCGGCGCAGGTCACGGCGGCGAAAGTCCACACGGCGGTGCTCAATCACCGGCTCAAGCAAACGGTGCCGTGGTTCAAGATCGCGCTCGCAGGTTTCTTCGACGCGATGTCGCAGGGCGTGGTGCTCTCGTGTCAGGAGTGGCGCTACCAAGAGGCCACGATCATCGAGGACGAATACGACGCCACCGGCAAGGCGACCGGCGTCGAACGCAAGAAGACGAAGATCACGCGCGACACGCCGTGGGTGCGGCTGATCCCGGTGGAGAACGTGCGCATCCACCCGTCGAGCGACTGGGCCGATCCGATCAACTCGAGCCCGTACGTGATCGAGCAGATCCCGTGGTTCGTCGACGACCTCGTCTACCACATCAAGAACGCGCGCTCGTACGGCTCGCAGGTGCCGTACCTCAAGGACTTCAACGAGCAGGAGTTGCTCTCCGGCGGCTCCGACCAGAGCGCGACCGCGCAGGTCATTCGCCAAGCGCGCGAGACCGGCGCACGACTCGACCGCTACTCGCAGGTGCAGCAGGGCCAGCACAACCGCATCGTGTGGGTGCATCGGAACATCGTGCGCGTCGACGGCCTCGACTACGTCTACGAAACGCTCGGCACCGTGCGCCAGCTTTCCGACCCGGTGCCGCTCGAGGAAGTGTTCGGCATCTCGCGTCGCCCGTACGTGATGGGCAACTGCATGATCGAGCCGCACCGGATCTACCCGTCGGGCCCGGTCGAGGTCAGCAAGTCGCTGCAGGAATTCGGCAACGATATTCTCAATCAGCGCAACGACAACATCCGCCTCGCGTTGAACAACCGCTACATCGTCAAGCGCGGGCAGATGACCGACATGCGCTCGCTGATGCGCAACGTGCCCGGCTCGATCACGATGACGACCGAGCCGACTTCCGACGTGAAGCAACTCGAGACGAAGGACGTCACGTCGGCGGCGTACACCGAGCAGGACCGCATTGATCTGGACTTCGGCGACGTCACCGGCACGATGAGCCAGTCGACCATCGGCGCGGTCAGCCAGCGCGACCAGAAGGTGCGCAACACCGAGCTCCTCGGCCAAGGCGCGGACCTCGTCACCGAACTGGGCCTGCGCACGTACGTCGAGACATGGGTGCAGCCGGTGCTGGCGCAGTGCGTGGAGCTCGAGCGCGAGTTCGAGAACGACCAGACCGTGCTCGAGATCGCCGCAGGCGAAACCTCGCAGTCCGACTGGCAGACCGCGTTCCGCGCGATGCAGCAGCCGGTCAACCTGCAGGTCAGCGTCGGCTTCGGCAACACCGACCCGCTGCAGCGGATCCAGCGCCTCGCGATCGGCTTTTCGACGATCGGCCAGATGGCACCGCAGATGGCCGCGGAGGTCAGCGGTCCCGAGGTCGTGCGCGAGGTGATGGGCATCCTCGGCTACAAGGACGGCTCGCGCTTCTTCCCGTCGGTCAAGCAGCAGGGGCAGGAAGATCCGCAGGTCACCAACCTCAAGAAGCAGGTGGCGGATCTGCAGGCCGCGGCGCAACAGGAAGCGGCGAAGCACGCGTCGGCGGAAAAGATTGCGCAGATCAGGGCGTCGTCCGCGGAAAAGATCGCGACGATCAAGGCGCAGGTGCAGGCCAACGTCGCGCTCGGCACGCAGGCCGCGAAGCACTACGTCGCCGACCTCAAGCACCAGATCGCGCAACTCGACACGCAGATCCTGCGCGAGGGCAACGTGATCAAGCAGGGCCAGTTGCTGCTCGAGCGCGAGGCGCTGTCGAACTCGATCATGCAGGCCGATCGCGAATTCCAGTTGAAGATCGCGACGTCCATCCCGTCGCCGCAGCAGGCGACGCTGCCGACCGAGACGCCGGAGCTCTCGCAAGACCAGCCGTTCATCCAGTCGTTGCGTTCCAACGGCGGCGGGCCCATGGTGCCCGGTGCCGCGGGCACGATCGAGCGCGGCAAGTTCGGCCAACTGCCCGGCGCGGCCGGGTGAATTAGTAATTCGCAAAAGGAGATTAAAAATGCCTCCACAGCCGTTCAACATCACGCCGACGCCGGTGTCGCCGACGAATCCGACGCCGCCGTCGCAGCCCGCGGGCGGCAATCGCGCGTCGCTGCCGGGACCACGCTTCGGCAAGCCGATGCCGCCGGATCCGACGCTGTCAGCGCCCACCGGCAAGACGCCGCACCATCGCTCGAGCTTGTTCGCGAAGGGCAAGACGAACAAGGGCAAGCACATCATCCCGAAGGCGAAGTACGGCACGGGCCGCGCGAAGCCGACCGCGGAGTACTGACGTGCCCGACGTCAGCAAGGCGCAGCGCAAGTTGATGCTGGCGACGGAGCACGGCTGGAAGAAGCCCGGCGGCGGCGGACCGTCGCCCGAGGTCGCGGCAAAATTCACCGCAGCGGACAAGGCCAAGGGCAAGCGGTACGTCAACGCGCTGCCCCAGCGCAAGACGAAGCCGCCGCGGTTTGCATGACCGAATCGTTCGGCATCTCGGTCGCGCTCGCGCAGTCGTTCGTCGACAGCGAGTTCGGCATGCGCTTGTGCGAGCCGTTTCCGATTGGCACACTGCACCGCGGAAATCTCCTCTACCTCGTGGCGTGGCAGCGCAAGTACCGGCCCGTCTACAAGCGCCGCACGCCGAAGCACAGGAAGCGCAAGCATGGCTGAACAAGACCTCGACGAATTGCAACGTGCCGCCGACGAACGCATCGCCGCCGCGCATGCCGCCGAGGCGGACCTGCTCGAGCATTTGCAGAATCGTGGACTTGTGGAAGTGTGGAAAAAGGTCAAGGATGGCCTGCACTGCGAAAAATTCCTCGAGTCGCGCACCGGCAAGCATGTCGTCGACCGATTGGTCCGCACGATCACCGACGCGCAAGAGGCGTGGCTGCTCGCGGATGATCCGCTGGATCCGGAAGTGGTCAAGGCGCACCGGCGTGCGCAGGCCGCGCACATGGCGATCTTCGCGCTCGACGAAGTTCTCCTCGAAAGCAAGGAAGCGCAGAACGATCTCGAGCGCATCCAGAGGGAAGTCGGCAATGACTGAAGAGGCAATGATTCCGGTCGGCGACGTCCTCGAGCATCTCGCGCGCACGGCGCACGCGATGGAGAAAGACGGCGAGGGCTTCGGCTGCGTCGTCGTGCTGCTCGTCAACAAGCAGGGCGGCTGGGCCGGTGGCGTCGGCGGCGAGCAGGCGCTCGAGCTCGACAAGCTGCTGCTGACCGTGCGCGACTCCGTTGTGCGCGGCGAGAATTCCTTCACCCTCTTCACGAAACGCGATCACCCAATTGAACCGAACGGCGGATGAGAGGCTGCGGCCATGGCAATCAGAGAGACAGCATCGAGCACCACGAAGGGCACCGGCACCGACACGTTGAAGATCAGGGGCGGGGGCGATCCTCGCGAGGTTGATCTGGAGCGCCCGCAGCGCGACATCATCGAGCGCAACCTCGATCCGAACGCGTCGCGCAAGGCGATCATCGGGCGCTACAACGCGCTCCATCAGGCCGAACGCGAGCAGGATCTTGCGGAGGTTCCCGGCGCGGCCGAACTGCAGGCCGGGTACGAGGAGGGTGGCGATGCCGTGGTTGCTGACGTCGCGACGGCGGGCGACAGCGCGATGCAGACGCCGCGCAATGTGGTTGCGGAAGAGCCGACGCCGGGTGTAGATTCCGGCGCGAGCGGCGACGAACTTGTCACGCTCAAGGTTTACGGCAAGGAGATCCAAGAGTCGCGCGCCGCAGTTGAAGCTGCAGGCGGCGTCGAGGCTCGACAGATCCAACTCGCCGCCGAGCACAAGCTGGAGCAGGGCGATCTCAACATCGCCCAAGCCGAGCGCGATGCTCACAGAGCACAAGAGCTCTCGCAGGTCGCGGCAGACAAGCGCCGCGCTTTCGAGAAGCTGAAGAAAGAACTGAACGCCGACAGCAGACCCACTGAACCGGCTTCAGCAACGGCCACCGGCTCCCCGGCGCGCCAACCCGCAAGTGCCGAGACCCCGGCACCCAAGGGACCAGTAGACCGCACCAAGATTGAAAATTTGGTGACCGAGCTCTACGCGGGAGATCCCGACCGTGCCGTAGCGGCCATGGCGGAAGTGCTTGAAGCGACTCATCGTTCACCGGGTGTGGACGTCGACAAGCTGATTGCACTGGAGCAGGCGAGGTTCGAGAAGGAGTGGGCAGAGAGGGAATCTGCCGCTGCGACGAAGTCGCAGGTCGACGCGGTCAATGGGCTGATGCAGGATCGGTACAAGGTCATCCTCGACGATCCGACGCTGCGCAAAGATTGCGCCCACCTGTACAACGCCGAAGTGGCGGACGCGAAGAACCGCGGCAGGCCATGGGTCGTCATCGCTGACGAAGTTGCAAAGCGAGTGCTGGGTCGAGCAGGTATCGTCGATGCACCGAATGCCGATGTCACGGCAGCGGTCCACACACGCACCAACTTCAAGCGGCGCATCCCGCAGCCTTCGACGGCATCGGACCGGGTTCCCGCGCAAGAGGTCGTGCCCGACTACCCAACCTCACCGGCAGACGTGGTCAAAATGTACCGCGCCTCGCGACATCAGCCCGTGTACTGACAAACGCAGTACACGAGGGTCGGCGGGGGCGGGCCTGATGAGGAGTCACCCCCATGGCGGGTCAAATTTGGAGTGTGAACGCGCTCGGCGGCTTCATGTTCGCCCCCGAGTTGTCGAACGTACTCCGCATGTCCGTGCTGCCGGTCGTGAAATTCCGGCAGTTCTGCGATGCGAAGGACGCCACCGACAAGGGTCTGCAGCGCGGCGACACGTACTCGTTCAACGTCTACTCACGCGCGCAAACCAAGGGCGCGCCGCTGAACGAAACGAACGCCATGCCCGAGACCAACTTCATCATCACGCAGAAGAGCGTGACGATGACGGAGTACGGCAACTCCGTTCCCTTCACCCAGAAGCTCGACAACCTGTCGCAGCACCCGGTGCAGGAGATCATCCACCGCGTGCTGAAGCACGACTGCAAGCAGGCGCTCGACATCCAAGCGTGGGCGCAGTTCAACTCGACCGGACTGAAGGTCAACAGTTCGGATGCTGCGGCGAGCGCGGGCGCGTCGATCGTGATCAGTTCGTCGCCCGGCACCGGCTCGATCGGCGTCGTCAACAACTGCCCGTTCGCCAAGGGCCACCTGCGGTTGATCGTCGACAACATGAAGGAGCGCAACATCCCGGCCTTCATCGGCGATGACTACTACTGCATCGCGCGGCCGACGACCTTCACGTACATCAAGGGTTCGGACCCGGCCAACCCGCAGTTGGAGCAGACGTATCAGTACACCGAGACGGGCTTCGGCATGATTATGAACGGCGAGATCGGCCGCTTCTACAACATGCGCTTCGTGGAGCAGACGCACATCCCGAAAGGCGGTGCGGAAAACTTCACGACGTTCAACCCGCAGACCGACACACCACAGCCGTGGTCGAACAACAAGTCGGACTGGATCTTCTTCTTCGGCGAAGACACTGTCGCCGAGGCCATCGCGATTCCCGAGGAGATCCGCGGCAAGATCCCCACCGACTACGGTCGGAGCAAGGGCATCGCGTGGTACGCTTTGCTGGGGTACGGGAGGACGCAGGGTGACAAGACTGCGGACGATTTCCCGAACTCCCGCATTCTGAAGTGGGAGAGCCAGACATGAGCTACGACACCTCCGGCATCCGCAACGTCTACAACTTCTCCGGCGTCAACAACGCCGCCTCGGCGGCGCTTGGCGCGATTCGCGTCCCGGCGGGCTGCCGCTTCGCTGCCATCGATGACATCTCGGCTGGCGTCGCCGCGGCAATTGTCGGCACGACGGCTGCCGGTCTCATCCAGATCGGCACAGTTGCGACGATCGCCAAGTACGCCGCGCAGGCTGTCGGCCCGCTGACCGGATTGCCCAACGTCGGTTCAGCGTACGGCAGTCAAGATCTCGATGGACGTGTCGCGGCCTACAACCCCGGCCTCGCTCCATCGGCAACGCAGAAGGGGCGCATCGACCTGATGCAGGATGGCGACACGCCGGGCGTGCTGCAGACAGCGTTGCGTGTGTCCAATGCTGCGGCCACAGGCACGCCTGCGGGCACGTACAACGTCACCATCACCGTCCGCTTCTGGTAATACAATCGGGGCCACCCGCACGACAAAGCGGGTCGCCCTACCGAGGAGAGCACCATGGGCAAGATGAGCTACCCCGGCGGCAACAACGCCGGTGACACTGAAACCACCAACGTCGAACCGGCGCTGCCGGGCACGCGCATCAAGACACCCGATCGCGGCTCGAGCACCGGCGCGAGTCTCGAGGACGGCGTTTCCTGCCGCGAAGAGATCCATTCGGTCACGCCCGAAGACATCGGCGCGGACACCGAGGGCGCGGGTCAGATCCACATGCAGCACCCGAAGACGAGCGCCGGTCGCGGCACCCGTTGGGGTTGAGGAATAACCGCAGAGTGAGGAAGGGCAGACCGGGCGACAGCCTTCGTGCGGCCCGGTCTTTTTTTCAGGAGGTGATCCATGGCGCGCAACACACTCACTCTGGGCTTCGCTCTCGGCGAAGGCAGCGAAGGCGATTCCGAGAAGGGCCGCGACTACACGCAGAAGACCAACGACGGTCTCGCGGGTGACAACGCCAGTCCGTTGCCCGGTGCGGATGTTGCGTGCGTCGGTTTCAAAGCGCCCGGCAAGATTCGTGATCCGGAAATTGGCGAAGGCGTCGCGTCGAGGCAGGCGATGGCTGATCAACTCGACGCCGAAGATCGCCTCTCATTCAAGCGGAGGTAATCGTGGACAAGGCAAACGAAATCATTGGTGAGCATCGCGGTCGCTGGGTCTGGGAAAGCAACACGTACACGTCGTACGGTGCGCTCATCCCGCAGGACGTGCTGATGACCGACGAGGCACGCAAGGCGGTCGACATGCCGCTCAAGCCGGACTACGAGGTGCTCGACATGACGCCGGTGTTGCCGCCCGAGGCGGTGCCCGCGCCGTACACGCTCTCGCCGGTTCCGCCGTACCCGACCCATCTGCCGAGCGATGGTCCGGCGCGGCCACCGACGGAGTATCCGGACGTGAAGCCGACGCATCCGATTGCGTTGCCACCGGGTGAGCCGGATCAGGGTCTGCCGGGCGCGCCGGGCACGCCGACGCATCCGATTGCGGGCGCACCGGGCGAGCCGAATCAGGATCTGCCGCCCGCGCCGGATCAAGGGCTGCCGCCCGTGGCGGGTTCGCCGGGCAGGCCGAGTCACCAGCCTGTTCCGCAGCCGCCGCAGCAGCCGGTGGCGAAACCGCAGCAGAGGCGATAACACCGTAGCGAGGTTCCCGCCGTGCAAACCTACCTCGACCTCGTCAATGCTTTCATCGTCGAGTTGGGAATCAACGGCGGGAACACGCTGGCGAGCGTCTCTTCAGGAACAAACAGCCTCGAGTCGATCCGCATCTGTGGCTTCATCGCAGACGCGGATTACGAGATCCAGTCGCTTCACCACAACTGGAAATTCCTCTGGCGGCAATTCGCCGGGACGCTCCAGCCGGGCTACGACACGCTCGCTTCGCCGACCTACGGCAACATCAGCGGCAACCCGCCGTTGAGCGCGAACATGTCGGTGTACCAGTTCCGCAAGATCGACCGGAAATCGCTCGTCTTCAACTACAGCGACGCCTCGATCGCGAACCGGCCGGTCTTTCAGGACTGGCGCAAGTTCGAGTACATGAACCAGAACCGCGGGCCGAAGTCGGTGAGCAACTCGCCGCCGTACTTCTCGCAGTCGCCCGGCGGTCAGATCATCGTGTCGACGCTGATGGCCTCGGCGACGCCGTACCGCTACGAGTGCTGGGGTCGGCCGATGCGGCTGAAGGACGACGGCGATGTCTCGCCGCTCACGCTCGCCGTCGCGCTCAACGACTCTGGCGCGAACATGGTGCCGCCGCGGCTGCAGAATCAGCCGTACCCATCGAACGACGGCATCGTGCCGACGAAGGGCGTGTTGCCGACGCCGACCGCACCGCAGCGGCTCGAGTCGTGCCGCATCATCATCGCGCGCGCGCAGGTGCTGTACGCGACGGCCGAGGGCGCGACCGAGATCATGCAGGCCGCGCTCGCGGAGTATCAGGATCTCCTCGAGGAGCTCCGCGCGGACCAGTTGCCGGGCATGGAGCACGATCGCGTCTCGGAGAACGACATCGAGATGACGGTGGAGACGGTGTGAGCAAGTCTCTCACCCAGTTCCGCGCCGCCATCGGATATCCGCAGGAAGACAACAACGCCTCGGAGCGATTCGCGCTCGGCGGTGGGTTGTCGATCGAGCAGGTCGCCGCGATCGGCGATCCGGCGAAACTGCTCTTCTGCAAGAACTACGAACCGAACTACGCGGGCGGCTACCGCAGCAAGGGCGGCTGCGAGCCGGTCGACGGCCACCGGCAGCCGAGTGCATTTGTATACATCCTGTACCCGGTGACGATCACGAATCCGGCGAACGTGCCGGGCTCCATCGGCGCGAATGTCCACATGGCCGACGGCTTGCGCGACGTGGGCCCGTTCTTCCTCGGCTGGGAAACGATCGGCGGGCAGAAGTACATCGTGCTCACGCACACGATCCGCTCGCTGATCACCAGCAGCTACGACCACAACCTCGTCTCCGGACGCGACTACCGCGAGAAGTTTCTCGACGTCGTCATGTTCCCCGTCGGCACGACGTTGTGGACCGGCCCGGCGTCGATCGCGCAAAACTTCGGCACCGTCACCGGACCTGCGGCCTTCTTCGGGGACGTCAGCAGGGCGGCGCTCTACATCCGCCTCGCGCGCAAGGTCGCACGGGATCTGATCCAAGGCATCGGGAATTTTCAGGGCATCGGCCGTGCGCTGGGCGGGTTCGACCTCAACGGTCGTGTGTTCGGCATCCGCGGCCTCATCAATCCGGTGGCCGACGCGGGCCTGTTCGTGGCGAAGGGGCCGGGCGATGGCACGGGTTCGCCGCTGATCGGCTGGAACCAGCTCGCGCTCGGTAGCATTGTATACTTTGTCAACAACAACAACCCGGCCCTCGTCGAAGGGGCGACCGTCACGATCGGCGCGACGAGCATGATCGCCAAGCGGATCAACACGCAATTTGGCACGGTCGGCGGCGGCGATGCGTGCGGCTACTTCTCGACCGGCCCGGCGGGCATCACCGGCGGCGCGGTCGGCAACGGCGTCGCGATCCAAGTCGGCGGCGTCACGGTCGCGACGACACCCGCGGCCGGGCCTGTGGTCAGGGCGAACCGCCTCCCGGCGGGCGGCAACTACCGCTTCCGCCGCTGGAACTTCGGCGGCAATGCGTACGACACGCGCATGTACGGCATCAGTGGACTCGACACGGCGTTCGAGATCTGGCTGCCCGCGAACGCGGTGTGGTCGACGGCCGTCTTCACGCCGCTGATCACCGGCCAAGGTCTCGACGTCGCGACGTTCAACAACGCGCCGGTGCTGGACACGCCGAACATCATCGCGATCGCGCACGACCAGTTGTTCGTCGGCTACCCCGGCGGCAACCTGTCGTACTCCGGCTACCAGACCCCGGCGGATTGGCAGTTCGTCGAGGGAGCCAACCAACGCTACCTCGGCGAGGACATTACCAACATCATCGAGAACATCAACAACACGGTGCTCATCACGACGCGCAACCGCACGCGGATGCTGTACGGCGACGTCACCGAGCAGTACCAGTTGCGCGACCTCAACACCGAGGCGGGCGCGTACGCCTTCACCGCCGTGCCGATCGGCGGCGTCGCGCTCCTCTCCGACGAGGGCGTGAACTTCTACGACCAGCAGACCGAGTTCGGCAACTTCGGCGGCATCAGCCTTTCGCAGGACATCAACACGCTGCTCAAGTCGTACATGTCGACCGGCGACGGCCCGCTCGAGGCGACGCAACAGCGCGACCACAGCCTGTACCGGCTGTACTTCGACGGCGGCACGTTCTTCTCGTTCTGCATCGTCGGCAAGGAGCTCAAGGGCATCGGCAAGTGCGACATGGACCTCGGCTCGAACATCGTGATCTTGGAGACGACGGCGGGCACCGACTACAGCGGCAGCCTGCACACCAACTTCGACAGCACCGCCTCGTTCGTCGTGCGCAACCATGTCGTGCGACCGGTCGGCGCGCAGAGCCTGTCGATCCACACGGTCAACCAGACGATCGACCCGGCGAAGTGGCCGGTCGGATCCAACGTCTACGCCGACAATGTCGTCGTCGGCACCGTGCAGAGCGCCGCCGTCAACAGCGCGCGCAACTTCTGGTCGGCCGCGAGCACGGTCACGAACGGCAACTACAACCTTGCGCCGGGCGAAAAAATATACTTTTGCGGCGACGACGGCTACCTGTACGAGGACGACGTCGGCGGATCCTTCGGCTGCCTCGGCACGCCGATCGCGTTCTCGCTGCAGAACCAGTTCTACTGCGGCCAGCAAAACATCGACAAGATGAAGTACTACCGGCGCGGCGACTTCGACGTGATCGGTGCCGATGCGTTCACGAACCTGTCCATCGCCGCGGAGTACGACGACGGCTACGGCTACCGCTCGCCGGAAAAACCGGAAGTGGTGACGCGCGCGATGACGCTGTCGTTCTTCGACCAGATGGCGCTGTACGGCACCGGCTTCTACGGCGGCGCGGGCAAGAACGTGATCCGCAAGATGCTGCACGGGCAGGGCGTGGGCATCTCGATCCTCGCGTTCGGCGAGTCCGACATCGCATTCCCGCACACGCTGCAGGCGGTAAAGTTGAACTACGCCACGCGCACGCGGCAGGGCTGGAGGTAGCGATGGGCAAATTGTATACACCGCAGTTCGTGCAGGCGTTCGGCAGCGTCAAGAACTCCGACGTCAACACGAACCTGTCGCTGATCCGCGATGCGTTCAACAACTTGAGCGCGGTCGACTCGACCGGCGGCGGCTACACGTTCGTCTCGACCGGCGGCGTGAGCAACGTGCTTGTTGACCTGTCGGCGGTCGGCTACAGCGGCTTCAACTACGTCAGCGTCACGCTCCCGGCATTCGCTGCCGTCGGCGATCCGCCGGTGACGGTTACCGTCGGGCAGGGATCCACCGTCGGCACGGTGGTGTCGAGTTGCCAAGTCCTCGGCGGCGGCACGCCGATCATGGGCATCGTGTCGGCCAACGGCCAGCCGTTCCTGACCGCGAGCGGCGACAGCCTGACGTTCCAGTACGTCGGTGGCACCTGCGGCTGGGCGATCACCAACAGCAGCCTGTCGGCGCTCGCCACGCCGCTCGGCGTCACGACGGTGCAGGGATGGAACGCCATCAACCTCGTCGCGTTCCATCGCCTCGAGCAGGTCGTCGACACGACCGCGCTGGCGTACACCGGGTTGCTGCTCGACGGCATCAACGTGCCGGGGCTGTGGACCGCGTTCACGCAAGCACCGGGATCCTTGCCGAAGACGCTCAACGTGGCGGGCACGATCAACGGCGCGGCGGGCTACGTGATCCCGGTCACACCGAACATCCGCCACCTGTTCACCTGCATCGCGACGAACAACTTCGTGCGCACGACATGACACAAGTCGTCAACCATCCGCGCTACACGCCGATCGGCGTTGCCGTGCTGTCGATGATCAAGCCGGAAGCGCCGGTCGACGCGCCGGAAGCGCCGGACCTGTTCAACGCCGAGCTCCGCGCGATCGCGGCGGCGTTCGATTCGCTGTCCGCTCTCCCGGTCGCCGCCGCCGGTGGTGCGAGCCAGATCGCGCTGCAGTGGAACGCGCGCAACGTGCTCGTCGACCTGTCGGCGGCAATCAACAGCGACGGCGCGGTGGAGGTCTTCCTGCCGGAAGGGCCGGGCATCGGGGATCCGCCGTGCATCATCGAGGTGCAGAAAAGCGGCTACCACACGGCAGGCTCACATCTTGAGACGGCGGTGGTGATCTCGACGACCGATGTCGACCAGTCGCTGATCAACGGCGTCGTGCCGGACAACGTGACCGGCTACAACCGCGTCGCGCTGTACAACCCCGGCGATCGCGCCGTGTGCCGTTACCTCGGCCCGGTCGTCGGCTGGCGCACGTTCCTGCTGCTCGGCACGGTGGTGAATCCGAACGTGCCGTTCACCGCGCCCGCGCGCGCGGCGTTCCCCGGCCCGTGGCAGAAGTCGATCCTCACGAGTGGCGCGGTGTATCCGCTCGACGGCATCACGATGCCCGGCCAGTGGTTCGCGATGACGAGCGTTGGCGGCATCATCACGCTCGGCGACTCGAGCTACACGTTCAACGGCGCGCCCGGTCCCTTCGTGATCAGCGACGTCTACGTCGAGCACCTGTTCACGCTGACCGACGTCAAGACGTTCGAGGTGGCGTGATGGCCGAGCAGCCGGGCGACCAGCGAGTTCGCAAACGAGTCACGACGCCGGGGCCGAAAGGCAAGACCGCGGTCGGCACGTACTCGATCTCGAATCCGAGCATGGGGTTCTGCAACAAGCACTACATCACGGTGCTGCTCACGCCCGGCTCGAGCGCGGGCAGCTTCAGCATCCGCGGCGAACCGGCGGGCGTTGGTGTGGATCTCGGCACGACCGGCTTCACGAAGATTGAAATTGAAAATGTGAACATTGCGACAGCGACCTGCCTGCAGTTCGAAGTCGCGGGTTTTTTCGATGCGTTCGCGCTGATTGTCAGCGCGCCGATCACGGGCACGTCGCCGGGCATCGGCTTCGTGGTGAACTCGACAATTATCGGTTGAACGTCTTTCAGCAGTAGTATCCAGCCGCAGCCACAGGAGGCGCGCCATGCCTACCGCACTCAATCCTGCAGCACCCGCTGCGCGTCCCGCTACTGCTGCTCCTGCAGCGCCTGTTGCGCGTCCCGCCCCGGCCCCCACGCCGCAGCCGGTCGTCAACAACACCGTGACGGCGGCACCGCGCACCCCGCAACCCGCGCCGCAGCCAGCAGCGGGCCTGACCGTAGCGCCTTGGAAGCCGACCGCAGCGACGGCGGCACCGGGCCCGAGCGCGCCCGGTTCGTTCACGCCGATGAAGGCCGGGCAAGAGATCCCCGGCACTCTGCCGTTGCAGGCCAGCATCGACGCGATGAAGGCGCAGGGGTTCGGATCATCGTTCAAGCCGCCGCCTCCGACGCAGCCGCAGCCTCGTCTCAGCGTGGCCGCACGACAGGCGCGCGACAACGCCAGCGGGCTGACTGCCCTGCGCACGAAGATGGGCATGCAGCCGACGGCGGGACAGGCCGCGGCCGAGGCGATCTTGGGATCCGGCGGCGACCCGAAGGCGTACATGGCCGCGCGCGGGGCCACGCCGATCGGCACGATGGGCAGCGGCCAGCCGAAGCCACGCGCACGCCCGACGGCACCGGCGGCGGTCACCCCGAACAAGGGCCGCACGAGCTCGATGCAGCGCCGCGGCATCGGCGCAGGGCAAGCGCCGGGCCAGCCCGTGCCGGGCAAGAAGGCCGGGCCCGTCACGCCCGCGCAGGCCGCGCAGAACTTCATCGCAGGCCGCGCGAACAAGGCCCAGCCAGCACCCGTCGCGGCACCGCCTGTCGCTGCGCAGCCCCGGCCCATCGCCGCGCCGGTCGTCCGGTGACCGGCCATGGTCGACAAAACCGCGGCTGATTTCCTCAACGAGGCGGGAGCCACGATGGACCCGTCGGCGCTGGCACTGCCTGCGCCGCCACGCCCGTGGCAGCCGGGCGACACCGGCGCGATGCCCAGCACCACCACCGCGGCGACGACGACCGGCGCAACGGGCACGACTGACGCCGCAGCGGCTGCAGGCGCTACGGGGGCCACCGGGGCCGCTACGACGGCACCGGGTGCGACCGGCGCGGCTCCTGCGCCCGCTACGGGGGCCACAGGGGCAACGGGAGTTGCGGCAACTCGAGCCGCGGTCGCCGGTGGCGCACCGACGCAGACGTTCCAACGGCTGACCAACGCGCAGTACAAGGCGCTGTCTCCGGCCGACCAGAAGGCGTACGACAGGAAGAAGGCTGCCGCCGCTTCAGCGGCCCAAGGATTCTCGGATCCGCCGGTCAGCCAGAACCTGTGGGCCTCGATGTCGGCCGACCAGCGGCAGGCGTACATCGCGGCGCATCCGAATTCGCCGGAAGCGGCGGGCAAGGGTGCGGCGCTGGGCACATCCACCGCGAGCTCGAGTTCGTCAACTGGGTTCGCGGCTGGCTACACCGCGCCGCCCCCGGCGAAGGCCGAAGATTATCAGGCTCCGGACAAGAGTTTCATCCCGAAGGTGCCGGACGACGAGCCGACGGCCACCCCGTGGGACGTCACGCCCGAGCAGACCGTGCAAGGGCAGATGAAGCAACTGACGACCGACCTGCAGACCAATCCGGTCTACCAGTCACTCGCCTCGGCGGTGAAGCGCGCCAGTGCAGCCGCCGGTGGCGGCAACAGCCTGATGGCCGAGACCGCGGCCTACGACAAGGTCATCGGGCTGGCGTTCAACGTCGCCAGCGCCGACGCCGCGACGTTCGCGAAGAGCGCCGAATTCAACGCGACGATGAAGAATCAGTTCAGCCTCGCGACGCAGCAATTCATGCACACGGCGCTGCTGTCCGACCAGAACTACAAGCAGTCGCAGGTGCTGCAGTCGGAGCAGATCAAGGGCAACCTCGATTCGGTCGATCGGCAGGTGGCCGGGCAACTGGAATCCACGCGCGTGTCGGCGGCGGCGCAGGTCGAGGCGGCGGGCGAGATGGCGGGCGCGCAGATCTCCTCGTCGTCGATCTCGGCCGAGGCGTCGATGGAGAACGCGAAGCTCGCTGCGGCAACGTCGCTGTCGGAAGCGGATCTGCAGCGCAAGACCACGCTCGACGCGATCGACCTCAACTTCAAGTCGGCGTGGTCGCTGGGACAGGAGCAAACCGCGGGCGAGCTCCAGAGGATCGGTGCGCAGACCGGCGCGACGATCGCGATCAACGCCGACACGTTCGTCAAGCAGGCGACGCTGGCGCGGCAGTCGGACATGTCGACGGGCCTGAACCAACTCGAGGCGAACCTGACGGCGATCAGCACGATGCCGGGCCTGACACCGCAGCAGCAGGCGAACGCCGTCGAGACCGCCACCAGTTGGCACAAGACCGATCAGGCGCTGAAGGACGCAAGCTGGGACACGATCACGCACGGCGCGCAGGACGGCACGCTCGCGGGCGCAATCGATCCGAACAACCCGCTGCCCGGCGCACCGGCCGGGGCAACGGCGAGCAACCCGTACGGGGTCTACGGCAACTACATGGTCTACCCCGGCTACGACATCAGCCCGGCACCGGAGATCGGCGGCGCGATGAGCAACGTCGGCGAGCAGAATCAGACGGCGCAGCCAACGGGCACCGGGAGGTTCGTGCCATGATCCGCCGCGCCACCTTCGACGACATCGACGCGATCATCGCGCTCGGCACGGTGCTGGTCGGACGCAGCGCGTACAAGCACACGACGATCTCGTACAAGGCATGCGTCGACCGGCTGTTGCGCGCGATCCGCTCGAAGAACGAGTGGCTCGGCGTCGCGGTATACAAAGGGAAAATTGTCGGCTTCCTGATCATCGTGCTGGTGCCGTACTGGTGGAGCTCCACCGAAAAGTACGCGCTCGACGATGGCCTGTTCTGCGTGCAGCCGGGCCTCGGCCGCAAGCTCGTTCAAGCCGGATCCGAGTGGGTCGCGATCCATGGAGCGAAGGAGTTCCTCGTGTCGTTCACGTCGCGATTCCACAACGCGCGCAGTGCGATGGCCCTCATGGCGAAGTCCGGTTTCGTCGAGCGCGGACTCGTGATCTCGATGGATCCCGGCACGAGGGTGAGGAGAGTGAAATGGGCGGCTTAGTCAAAGGCGTGAAGAAGGTCTTCAAGGCCGTCGGCGGCTTCGTCAAGAAGTACTGGAAGCCGATCCTGATCGCGGCGGCGATCTACTTCACGGCGGGCATCGCGCTCGCGGCCATGCCCGCGACGGCAAGCTTCGCGGCAGCGATGCCGGGATTCGGTGCGACCGGAATTTTCTCGAGCGCGGCGACGGCGATCGGTTTCGGTGGTGCTGAAGGCGCGGCGAACGTCGCGGCCGGGTACGGCATTTTCGGCAACGCTGTAGGTGCTGCAGGTGCTGCGGCTGCGGGCACGACCGCGCTCGCGGTCGGCGCTGAAGCGCCCATCGCGGCTGAGACCGGGCTCTCTTCGGCCGTCTCGGTCGGGGCTCCGCTCGGCGGTCTGGGCGCTGAAGGAACCGGCACCGCGGGCCTTTCCACTTGGGGCGCAGGAGAAGCCGCTGCGGGTGGCGCGAGCACGTTGGCTCCCGGCGCGGGCGTGATGCTCGCGGACACCGCGCCGTCGGTCCTCAACGCGGCGGCGACAGGAGCGATCACCAACAGCCCCGCCGAGGCGGGCGGCTTCCTCAACACCGCGAAGAATTTCTGGAGCGGCATGAGCTCGTCGGACAAAGCGATGTTCGGCGCGACCGTGTTCAAGGGCATCTCGGGCCTGCTCGCGCCGGGACCGACGAAAGCGCAGCAAGGCTTGTGGCCGGGCGGCGCGTTCTTCGGCATGGACGAGAAGGGCAAGGGCGTCGACCTCGGCCAGACGTACGCGAACGCGCAGGCTGCGCCGGTGAAGACGGCGACGTCGACCTCCTCTGGCGAGGGCGGCGACGCCGAAGCCTCCGCGTCGACACCGCTCACGGGCGCAGCGCCCGCACCGACCCCGGCGCTCGCTGCCGGTGGCGACACGTCGCAGGCGCAACCGCAGCAGCCCTCGCCCGCGGCGTCGGCGCAAACAGGATCCTCGTTCCTGCCGACGGCAGGCACCGGCGCGGCGACCGCGCAGCAGGCGACGCAGACGCAGGAAGACTCGCTGCAGAGAGCAGGCGCGGCGAACGCTGATTTCATCCAGCAGACGATGGCGCGCCTCGACCCGAGGAACCGCAATGCAAGCAACGCCTGATCAAGCACTGCCGCCGGATGCTGGCGCGCCACCACCGGACGCCGGAGCCGCACCGCCTGATGCCGCAGCCGCAGCGCCGGATGCTGGCGCGCCTGACGCTGGGGCCGCACCGCCCGCGGATCCGAATTCGTTCACCGGCGGCGAGTCGTTCATCCCGTCGGGCGCGCAGACCGCGGGCCCGCCCGGCGATCACCCGATGAGCGAGCAGCCCGAGGCTGCCGACGACACGCAGGTCACGCCGGAAGAGCAGAAGCAGTACGAGGATTTCGTGACGCGCGCGAAGCTCTTCATCCACGACGCGCGCGTGCCGAAGGACAAGAAGGGCGGCATCCGGCCGAACGGAAAAGCGCCGCGCGACGTGATCATCGATCACCTCAACGTCAAGGGCATGTCGGCAGCCGATGCGGTCGGCCGCACGACCGCGCAGGTGTGCTGGATCATGTACATGAACGCCAAGCGTCAGGGCTACCCGTACACGCCCGACGTGCTCTACCACGGTGCCGACGAGATCATGTCTGACCTGTATCAGGTCGGCGTCGCCGCCAAGGTGATCAAGAACCCGCCGCCGGACGGCTCGGTGGAGGAGCAGCACCTGCTCGGCATGGCGAAGCTCGTCGCGTGCAAATTCTTCGGCCAGAACCTGATCGACACCGGGCAGGCGAATCAGCAGGAAGCGCAGCAGTACTACCTCGCACAGATCCAGCGCGAGGGCGAGAGCGGCGAGCTCGACAACTGGGATCCTTCGAAGCAGTTCACGCCCGCGCAGTTGTCAGGGTTCCTGTCGAAGGCCGCGAAGGGCGACGCGCAGATCAAGGGTCGGCCGATGCCGAGCTCGATCGCCGACTTCGCGGCAGCCGGTCGACCGCAACTCGTTCCCACCGACGGCAGCGACCAAGGTCCGCCGCCCGATCAGGGCGCGCAGGGTGCGCCACCGCCGGACCAAGGCGCGGCACCACCGCCTGATCAGGGCGCGCCGCCGCAAGCCGCCGCAGCGGCGGGAGGTCAGTGATGGCATTCGGTTCCTTCAAGTCATTCGGTGGCGGCGGTCGCGGTGGAGTCGTCGGTCAGCAGCCGGGCGGTCTGTCGGCGATGTTCCTCGGTCTCGGCGAAGGGCTGGGCGAGTGGGCGAAGTCGCGTGCAGCAAGCGAGCTCGAGGAGAAGCGTGGCTCGCGTGAAGATGCGCGTGCGCTCGCCGAGCGTGCATCGCGCGAGAACATCGAACGCTGGCGCAACACGGCAGAGGCCGAGCGCGAGGCGACGCGACAGACCGGCGAGACGGAGCGTTCTGACAAGTCAAATCTGCTGCGCGTACAAGAAGCTGCGCTGAACTACAACCGCGAAATCGCACAAATGGAGCAGACCGGGAGGTTTCAAGCGGGCGAGTTGAGGATCCGCGGAGCCGAAGCGGCGAATCAAGCGGCAGCGACAGCGAGCCTCACGACAGAGCGCGAGGCCATGGCGAAGGATCGGGAGGAATCCGCGAAGCTGCGTGCGAAGCAACAGGACTCGCTCGATGCCGCCGCCAAGCGCGGTGACGCGAAGGAAATGATCAGCGTTCTCGACTCTCAGGTGAACCCGTACAAGATCGCGGTGGACAACGCGCGCAAGGAGTACGAAAACCTCACCGCAGGCGGTCGCGCCGACGCCAGTGATCCGCTGCAGAAAGCGGCGAAGGACAAGCTCGAAGCGGCGACCTCGGCGTACTCCGGCGTCGTCGACACGCAGAAGGAAATCCGCGACAAGATCACATCAAATCTCGGCTACGGGCCGAAGCCACCCGACCCGTTCGAGACGCTCTCGCCGGACCGGAGAGCGTGGGCGGACAGGCAAGCACAGGCCACGCCGGGCAAGTCGCGCGAGGAGATCGCGAAGGCGGCGCAGGATCCAAGCCTGACGCCGGACATGATCAAGAAGGCGGTCACGACGCCGACACCGGCACCCGCGGCAGCGGATGCTGCCCCGGCCCCGCCTCCCTTGCTCGCCAAGCCCGCGCCCGCAGCACCTGCACCTGCACCAGCCGCGCCGGGCGCGACGAGCACAAGCTTCGTGTCACCGACCGGCGTGGCGGATCCGAACGCGCCGCCGACGCCGACGGCCATGGATCCGAACGCGGCGCAGGTCGCCTCTACCACAAGTCCGCCTCCAGATGCTGCTATAGCACCTTCCGGCACTGCTATAGCAGCGCCTGACGCCGCTGCTGCGCCGCCGGACGACCAAACCTCGAAGTGGGAGCAGACCGCGCAGGAGTTGCCGCAGTCGCCGGACGGTCAGGGTGTGCTCGCCACGCTCTCTCGCCTCGCCGACGCCAAGCAGGGACCGGTCGCCGACAAGATGCGCCGCGCCGCGGAGATCCAACTCGACAACCAGTATCCTGACCAAGATAACGGCGGCTTCATCGACTACTTCCTCGACCAGAACTCGCAGCAGCAAGTGGCGTGAATGAATGGCAGGCGAATTCCAGTTCGATCCCGAAACTGGCCTGCTGGCTGACAGCGGTCAGCAGGGCTTCCAGTTCGATCCAAACACCGGGCTGTTGGCCGACTCGCCCGCGGCACCAACGCCGCCACCTGCGCAGCCCGCACCCGACGACTGGTGGGGCGACTACTGGGGCCACCTGAAAGATCACGCCTCGCGGGCGTACAACAACTCGCTCGACGGCAAGCCCGTCTCAATGCCTGAGACGGATCCGATCACGGCGAAGGATCTCCTCGACAAGCGCACGGCGCTGCAGCAGCAGATCTTCGACGGCGCGGATCCGAACACCGACGGCGAGACGAGAGCGCAGGCGAAGCTCGCGGCGCAGCGCCTCGCGAAAATCGACCACGTCCTCGGCACCATGGGCACGCCAACCGGCGAGCTCGCCACCGGCGTGCAGAAGCCCGGCGACATCATCGATGCGCTCCCGCACGAGAAGCTGATGGCGAGCGATCGCTACCAGCAGGCGTACGACGCGGCCAGCCCGGTGCTCGGTGCCGATGACGCGCACGCGTACGCGAAGAACGTCGTCGCCAACGACGCGCACTTCATCCCGTACATGTCGGACAGCATTTTTTCGGATCTCATGGGCGCGCCGAAGGCGACCGCGTTCGACAAGAACTACAACCCGCCCGCACCGCCGACACCGCAAGCAGAACTCTCTGCGGTCGAGCCGGGCTACGCGTCCGAGACCGCACCCGATTTCGGCACCGGGAAAGTCTCAAAAGAGGAGCTCGCGGCGTTCGGTCGAACGACGGCGGGGCGCTACGGCCAGATCGTTGCCTACGACGTCCTCGAGGGCACCGAGGAATTCGCGAAACTCCCGGCGCTCACCGCCGCCGGGGTGCTGTCGATCTTCGGCGACCATGCGGAGGCTGCGCGCGATTTCCTGTTCAAGTACGGCGTCAAGCCGCAAGACGACATGGTCGCGATGGCCGAAGCGAACAAGCCGCTCCCGGTAGGCATCGGCGAGCAGGCCGTCGACAAGGTTGCGAAGATGATCCCCGGCCTCGTTGCGATGGCCGCGACCTACAACCCCGAGATGCTCCTGACGCCAGCGACAGAGCTCTTCAGCATGCCGTTGTGGCGGCAGGTCTGGCAGCAGGCGGTCGAGACTACGGTGCAGCAGATGCCTGCCGGTGCGGTCGGTTCCCTGCCGGGCGCAATCGAGCGCGGGCAGCAGATCGCGGAGAAGGGCGGGTCGGCAGCGGCGACCGCGCTCGGCACCGCGGAGGAGCTCGCGACAGGCACGGTGCAGATGTCGATGCCGATGGCGCGCGGCGGCGCGTGGTGGGAGAAGGCGATCAGCGGTGGCAGTGCGTTCACCGCGCAGGACATCGCGGCGTCGGCAGCAGCAGGCCAGCCGATCACACCGGCGAGCATCATCGCATCGATGGCCGTCGGCGCGGCCATGGGCCAGATGCACCAAGAGCAGCAGAAGATCCTGCTGCCGAAGTTCGCGAACGCGATGTCGGCGCTCGAGCACGATCCGGAGAACATGTCGCGCCTGACGTGGGTCGCCGAGACGATGAAGGACAAGGGTGCGGCCGGAGGGCTCTGGGCGACCGCCGAACTGCACAACATCACGGTCAAGGGCGAGACGCGCGACGAGGCCGCGTACCAAGAGTGGAAGGCGGCGAAGGCGGTCACCGAACCGACCGCCGCAGAGCAAGCGCCGGGCGAAGGGCAGACGACGCTGCAGGCAGCCGAGGATCTCGTCGGCGCGCCGGGCCAGCCGCTCAACGTCACGCCGCCGCCCATCGGCTCGCCGGGCGCGCTCGACACCACGGCGATCCACGTCCTGCCACCGCTGCCGCCGGACGAGCATCCCGGCGCACAGGTGCCGCCAGCGCCGGAGGGCGAGCCGATCCCTGCCACGGGCCTCGAGGCGGTCGCCAAGGAGCGCCTGCAGCCGCCTGTAGCGCCGGTGGGCGCGCCCGCGGTGCGCGTGACCGACGTGCAGGCCACCGAGGCGGCGCACGCGCAGGCAGAGGCCGACCGCGCACGGCAAGAGGCTGAGATCGAGCACGAGCGGCAGTCTGGGGACGTCCAGACCGCGGCCTCAATCGCAGCGAGCGAAGACGCAGCGCGCGAGGCTGCTGCGCGCGGCCAAGGCCCGCCGATCCCGACCACGCTGGCCGCGGCCATGGAGACGGCCAAGCGGGTTCCACCCAAGCCGAAGCCGGAGCCGCCAAAACTGACAGAAGGCACGGTCACCGGCGGCGAAGCGCCGACGCCGGTCCGCGAGGGCGAGCAAACGATCGAAGGGCATCGGCCCTCGCCGCCGACGAGTCCCGAGTTTCAGCTTTCCGAGAAGGCACTGACAAAAGGGCCGGAGGTGAAAACCGAGGCTCCGGATCTGCGTCTGGCGGCACCCGAGGGCGAGGAGCCGGAGTTGAAGCAGGCGCTGGGCGCACCCGCGGGCGACACCGGGATCCCGAAGGATCTGCCGTCGGCGAAGACCGAGCAGACCGACAAACTCTCAGCGGCGCTCAACGAGCACGCTCCGGATCCGACCGGCGCGAAGATCGACCTCGAGGAGATCCACCGCGATCACCTGCCGCCGGAAGTGCAGACCGCGATCAACGAAGTGGAGAAGTTCACAGGTACACAAGTTCACGTCATCCGCGACAACACGCCGGGCTGGGAAGGCCGCGTGCGTTTCAACGGCGCGATGTACAACGGCCATCTCTTCGTCAACGAGAGTTCGCAGCATCCGATCGTTCACACCTTGGCGCACGAATGGACGCACCAACTCAAGCGCACAGCGCCGCCGCTCTACCAGATCCTCGAGAACGAGATCAAGCGTCAGGGCGGCGTCGAGGCGTTCGGCCAGAGCGCGGTAGGCCGCGGCTACAGGCCGGAGAAACACGCCGAGGAATTGACGGCCGACACCAACGGCGACGCGCTCGGCGATCGCGCATTCATGGAGCGCATGGCGAAGGAAAACCCGACCGCGTTCGGCAAGCTCGCATCGTCCTTCGGCAAGTACCTCGACACGTTCCTCGGAAAGGTTTCCGACTACGGCACCAATCGGTACGTGAAAGATGTCGACGCGTACCGGCAGGTGCTGTCGGCGGTGATGCACACGCACGCGTTCGACGCCGGGATCAAATCGGGCACGATGCGTCGCGTCGGCGCGCCATCACTCCGCAAGGCTCCGGACGACGAGGAGGAGCAAGCGGTCGCTGCAGCCGCGGGCAAGGCCGAGAGGACAACCTCGCCGGAGCAGCTTGGCGGCTTCGGCCGCGGCGGCGAAGTTGCGGACAACGCGCGGTATCAGGGCGGCGCTCGAGCCGGGCAATACATCGGCGCACCGGCGAAGTACAACACGCCCGCGAAGATCGGTGGCCTGCGCCGACTGTTCCGCCAACTGACGCAAGAAGGCGAGAGCGGCAGGTACTGGTACAGGGATTCGGGCGCATGGATCCTGCAGCACGCGGGCAGCGTCGAGGAAGCGCGCAAGCTCGCCAAGGTGCTCGCGATCTACTCGCCGCAAGCGAAGGTCGACGCCAACACCACGATGGCCCTGCATGCGTGGGAGCAGTACAAGGCGGGCCAGCCGATCAACGCGAAGACCGGCGTGCAGGATGCGTACGCCTCTCGCGTGCTGTACGGCGACGGCGTGTTCGAGGGCGGCGAGAAGACCAACAACTTCTACAACAACCTCATGCGCCATGTGGATCCGGCGTCGCACGCGAAGCAGGGCGCGACCATCGATCTGTGGATGATGCGCGCAGCCGGATATCACACCGACTCGCCAACGGATGCGGCCTACCGCTTCGTCGAAAACGAAGTGAACCGCGTCGCGCAAGAGATGGGCTGGAGCCCCGAGGAAGTGCAGGCCGCGATCTGGGTCGCGATGAAAGCGCGCACCGAAAACAAGGGCGTGAAGGAGCGCACCGAAGCCGAGTCGACGAAGAAAGGCTACATGCGCTACGACACGAACCCGAAAGGCGAGGAGGTTCGCAACGTCCTCGACGAAGGCAAGCATCGCGGGGTCTGGCTCAAGCATGCGATGGCGCTCGACGTGTCGGCCGAAGACACGCGCGCGGCGTCGTACGATTTCGGCAACGCGCTGAACGATCGCGCCGCGCAACTGAGCCACGAGTCGATCCCGTCGGTGGAGTCTGGCGTGCTGCCGGGGATCCACGATGCGCCGATGGAGCAGAAGATCGAGTATCACCGCGCGATTCAGGACGCGCTGAAGAACGAGGATGGCCGCGACGCAATCGACACCGAGGTGGGCCCGTTCGCTGGTCCCGGCGTCGAGGGCTTCTCCGGATGGGAAGGCAAGTCGACCGTCGGCACGCAGCACGCGCAGCCGATCTACACGAAGGACGGCAAGGTCAGCGAGAACTCGCGTCGGCTGATCGAGCTCTCGCAGTCGATCCGCGGGCAACTGCTGAACCAGAAAGCGATGGCGTGGCACTACCCGATCTACGACGGCTCGAAGTACGTCCAGAACGGGGCCGAGATCAACCTCGGGCGGCACCTGACCGAGGAGGAAAACGCGGCGTTTTACACCGCCCTCGCCAAGCACCTCGGGCACAGCGAAGCACCACCGATCCCGACTGTCGACGGGCAGGGCGTGCGCGTCCTCAACTTCCCCGCGATTCCCAAGGGTCTCACCCAAGGCAAGCTCGTGTCGGTCACGAGGAAGGCGAATGACGATTTTCATTCAGCCGTCCAGATGGCTATACATGATCAACCATGGCACAATGAGGTGTCCGACTACACTCGCTTCCAGAGTGACGGCGAATACATCAGCAGCGAGGCAGCAAATGGACCAGCAAATTACCGAGGAAGAATCGAAGCGGCGTCTCGAGCGATTGAAGAAGCTCGACCACGTAGCTGGGCCGGACGATCCGATATACAAGACTGGATTGAGAAAGACCTCCGTCCCCGCGTTGACGCCGTCAACCAAGACTTCGCCAAACGCTACGGCTGGGACAAAGGCCGAGCCGAAGGCGTAACCGAAGCACCGGAGTTGAGCCTCGCGGCGGAAGAAAATGTTCCGCCGCACTCCGACAAGACCGAAGACGGCGAGCCGGTCAGGACGATCAAGTCCTCGATCGGCAACCTCCACATCGAGACCGACAAGGGGCAGACGCGCACCGGCACGACCGAGGAGGGCAAGCCTTTCTCGACCGTGATGAAGCACCCCTACGGCTACGTCGAGGGCGTGCCCGGCCGCGACGGCGGATCCATGGACGTGCTGGTCGCGGGCGAAGCCGCGGATCCATCGCGCCCGGTGTTCGTGATCCACCAGAAGAACGCCGCCGGTGGATTCGACGAGCACAAGGTTGTCGTCGGCGCGAAGAATCAGCGTGATGCCGAGCGTGCGTACCTGTCCGAATACCCGAAGGGCTGGGACCGCATGGGGCAGGTCGAGCAGTTCACCCCGGCGCAGTTCAAGGAGTGGGCGCGCACGACCGGCCGCGAGCAGGCGCAGGTCGGCAAGGTGGATCCGGCCGTGCCGCGCGCGAACATCCGCGGCCAGCAACCCGACGCCGTCGCGATGCACGCGGTCACCGACCGGGCGCTGCCGGAGCGCACCGCGAACGAGCATGGCCGTCTGGATCTGCCGAACGCGGTGAAGGGCATCGCTTCGCGCACGCAGTTCACGTCGGCCGAGGGCGGCGGCGGCAAGCACGAGACCGTGCTGCGCAATCTCTACGACGCGAAAGCAGATCCGCGCGGCCTGTTCGACATCGCGCGCGACAACCTCGACGCGCACTCGTTGCCCGTGGATCTGCCGCACATAATGAACGAGTTCGAGAGGCTCGTTATCTCGCACGGCTTCGATGGCTACAAGACGCCTGATGGTCAGGCAACCGTGCTCGGCGCGAAGGTGCCGACGCGCGCGAAGACAACGGAGGTGGGACATGGGCTGGCTACCGAACGCACCGAGTCTGGTGCAGGACGCATCACCGGCGTCGCCGGGGAAAATGCCGGGCGCGACAATGCACCCGTTCGTGAAGGCGAAACTACAGCACGCGCTGCTGAGACCAAAGGCGACGAAACAACCGGCGAAGGCACCGTCAAAGATGAAGGCGTTCGCGTTCCCGATGAGCAGAAGGGGCAGACTTCACATCAGGGGCTGACCGCGGAGCACGAGGCGTCGTCGATTGCGAATGTCGACACCGAGGCGGCGCGCTTGGCCCGCGGCAAGGAGATGATCGAGAAGATCCGCGGCAAGACCGGCGAGGAACTCCACGCCGCTGCGCACGAGGAGTTGCGCAAGAACCCGAACCGCGGGCGCGAGATCGCGAACGAAGTCGCAAATACCCCGCGCAACATCAGCGACGTCGAGGCGGCGATCCTCGCCGTCGACCGGCAGCGCATCGTGCGTGCGCACGACGACGCGACCAAGCGCGCGTCCGATGCGATGGATCTGAAAGACCACGACGCCACGCAGGTCGCGCTCGCGATGATGAAGCTCCACGAGGCAGAGCGCGACACGAACGAGAAGGCAGCCGTCCACGCCGGAACCGAGTGGTCGAATTCCGGTCTCGCGCGCAGACTGCTGGTGAATTCGGATGAGTCGTACGGCGGGTTGCTCGCCGCGCGCAAGGTCAAGGCCGGTCGCGACCTCTCCGAGACCGAGCGCGCCGAGATCAAGAAGGACGCCGACGAGCGCAAGCGGCTCAAGGATAAACTCGCATCGCCGGGTCTCAAGGAGAAGCCCGAGATGGTGGTCAACAACGCGAAGAAAAAATTCGCCGATGCGCTCGAGGACTTCAAGAAACTGAAGCGCGAAGAGATGATGACCAAGGAGTGCTACCTGTGAACGGCTGCGACGCCACTGACAAACTCAAGGCGATCCTGCGTCGCATGGCGAGCGCGAAGGTCGACGAAGGCCACACCGATCCCGACGTGATCCTCGACCACATCAAGGCGGCGATCAAAGACGACGCGCCGCTCGAGCGCAGTGAGATCGCCGACATCCTCGTCGGGCATCCCGGCGGCGACAAGCCGAAGAAGGACGATCTGCAGGCGCGCGTCGCGGCGTTCCACCGGGAACTGAAAGATCTACGCGGGCGCGGCGAGGAAGGTGGCGTCGCGAAACTCAAGTCCGACATCGACAGGATCGCCTCCGGCGAGACGCGCACGCCAGCAGCCAAGCAGCAGGGGCCGCAGACCGAAGAGGTCACGACACTCAAGGCCGAGCGCGACAACGCGCTGAAGAACAAGGCGCGCCAGAACGTGATCGAGAAGTCGGTCAAGGCGCTCGAGGACCGCATCGCCGCCGGTGATTACCGCAGGGCCGCGCCGCGCGAGTCGTACCTCCAGACGACCGAGACCGAACAGGCGCAGGCGCGCTTGAACGGATTGCGCAACGAGTGGGAGAAGGGCCAGCGCAAAGCGCAGATGGAGAACCGCAGTCCCAGCGAGAAAATCGCCGACATGGTCGTCGAGGTTCACCGCTCGATGATGCTGCTCGGTCCGAACGTGCTCGTGAAACTTCCGGCGACGGCTTTCAGCAACATCGCGCTGCGCTCGCTCGCGCTCGAGCCCAGCGGGAAATTCTGGCGCAAGATCTTCCCGAACGTCGCGGCGAAGGCGGCGAGCGAAGGCGGCGCTGCAGGATTGTTCCGCACCGAAGCCAAGGCACTCAAGGAAACGGGGTCGAAGAAAACGCTGCAGTTGATGGGCGAGTACGCGCGCACCGGCACGCACGAGATCGCGCGGCTGCACGGGCAGGCCGAGGTACATAGCGACTTCCAATCCGAGTTCAAGCTCACGCAACTCATCGGCAACATCCACGGCATGCTCAAGGTGCCCGCCGCGATCAACCAGTGGTCGCGCTCACTCACGCATCGCACGGCGAGCGAGATCGCGAGGTTGCGGAAGGCCGGAGTGAGCGAACAGGACATCGCCGATCACATGGCGGATCCGGCGGTGATGTCAGAGATCGCAGCGAAAGCATGGGCCGACGGCGAGCGCGAGATCTTCCAGAACAAGAACGTGATGAGCGAGGTCTACTCGAACCTGCTCGGCAATTTGCAGCGCGTTGCGGCAGGCAACACGTCGATGTCGTTCGCGGCGAAGACGGGAGAGAAAACGCTGCGCTGGCTGCTGCCGATCACGAAGGTGCCGAGCAACGTCTGGGTCTCACGCATGAGCTACGTCGGCGGATTCGCGGGCGCGGGTGCGCAGTGGCGAGCGGCAGGGCAGAAGGCTCGCGCCGACATTCGCGCCGGGCTGATGAAGAGCGAAGGCAGTGCGGTGAAAGACGCGCTCGCCGCGCTCACGCCCGAGCAGGCCGACTCGATCATGCGCAACCTCAAGAAGCAGACCGTCGGCATGGCGGGCATGGCAATCGGCTGGTTCCTCTACAGGAACTTCGGCGGCTTGTACCAGCCCGGCGGGCACGGCGGCATGAAGCCGGAAGACGAGACGATTCGGCTCGAGGCGTTCGGCCATCACGTCGACATCTCCAAGCAACTGCTCGAGCACCCGCTCGCCACCGCGATGCAGATGGGCGCGACGGTCGCGTGGGTCGCGCACAGGCCGGGAAAGAATATCGGCGAGGGAGCCTCTGCAGGTTTCCGCGCGCTGGTGCAAACGAATCCCTTCATCGAGGAGAGCCTCAACATCGGCAAGCTCATCACCGGCCAGAAGAGCGTCTCGAAGTTCGCCGGTGAGCAGGCGGCTTCGGTGCTGCCCGGCATGATGTCGTGGGCCGCGCGCAAGCTGGATCGTCAGGGCATGGATCCGGACGTCCAAAGGGCTGCCGAGATGGCCGAGAAGCTCGGGCTGCCAGCCGTCGGTTTGGGCATCCGCATGTCGAGCGGCAGGGAGGTCAAGCGCAGCACGAAGGGACTCCTCGACACGTTCGAGGCGGCAGTGCCCGGCGCTCGCCCGTTTGTGAAGCGCAGCCCGAATCAGCCGCCGACATGAGCAACCTCGCGGGCGACAAGAACCTCGGCGCTGACCAAACCCTGTGGGGCAACATCAGCGGTGGCCCGGCGCAAGCCGTGCCGATCCCGATCGCGGCTCTGCAGTCATCCTTCCCCGGCACCGGCGGCGGCGGCAGTGGCACGGCGTTCTCCGGAACGATCACGCAAGTCGGCCACGGGTTCGCGGTCGGCGACGTCTTGCAGATCAGCGGATCCGGAACGTACTCGAAAGCAAAGGCCGACACCGCGGCGAACGCGGAGGTTGTCGGCATCGTCATCGCGGTCGTCGACGCCGATCACTTCAAGCTGTGCTGGGGCGGCTACATCACCGGCTTCGCCGGGCTGACTCCGGACGTCATCTACTTTCTCAGCCCGACGACCGCGGGCGCGATCACGGCGGTGGAACCCACGACGGTCGGGCAGATCTCGAAGCCGATTGTGTGGGCCGACACCGCGGCCAGCGGCTACTTCTTCAACATGCGCGGCAGGTCGGTCGGCGGGGGTGGTAGCATGAATATAACTTTTGGTCTTGGCGTGCCGACCGCGCTGGGAAGCGATGGCGATCTGTATTTCGAGTCCTACGCGGGGACGATGTACATCCAGTCGCCGCAAGCGGAAATTCCTCACATCGTCGGGCCGGTGCAGTTCAATGGCTTCACCCTCGGCACGTCCAACAATTACACGATCACCACGCCGTTGGCGGCAGACTGCCTGCTGATCGCGCTCGCGTTCAACGCCAACACGGCGGCAGAGGTAATCACCGGGACTGTCACGGTGAACGTGAACGGCCAAGCCGACATTCGCGCGCAAATACCCGTCACGCATTTCACCGCAGCGCCCATCACCACGCCGGTTCAGCACAGCTTCGGGCAGGTGATGTACATCGATTTGAACGGCGTGCAGCTTGTGGGCGCGACGATCAACATCACGACCTCGGTCGCCATCGACCACATGCACGTCTACTCGATCCCTCTGGTGGGCTCGAACAAATCGCAGATCATGGTGTCGAGCGGCAATTTGCCCGCGAGCCAAGCTGTCGCGGGAGCCGGTCAAGTCACTGCGGCCTACACGATGGGCAGCGGCCTGATGTTCAGTCTGGCGTGGGCAGCGAATACATCGGGTACGGCGATCCCGGCTGCGCCCGCCGGATTCACTCGAATCGCATCCTCGACCTACAACACCGGCGGCATCTCGTTTTCGACCAGCGGCCTCGACGTGATGCAGGTGCCTGCCGCGTTCGCTGGAACCGTGGCTTTGGGCACGCACGCGACGTACAGCTACCTGTCCATGCAGTTCGCAGCGAACGGTGCCGCCGGGTCGCACTGGCGAGCGATCATCGGGCTATAGACCATGAGCCAGTCCGCACTCCCCGGCAGCGGCGCACCCGGCGCAACAGGCGCGACCGGCGCAACCGGCGCGACGGGCTCTGGCGCAACCGGCGCAACTGGCGCAACCGGCGCGACCGGGTCGAACGGCGTTGGCATCACCGGCCCCACAGGCGCGGTAGGAACCACGGGCGCGACGGGCGCGACCGGAACGCAGGGGCTGACCGGCGCGACCGGCAGCACCGGCCCTGTGGGCGCTACGGGGCCAACCGGCGCAGGTGCGACAGGTGCGACAGGGGCCACCGGCACGGTAGGCCCGACCGGCCCGACGGGTGCGACGGGCCCGGTGGGACCGACAGGCGCGGGCGTGCAGGGCGACCCCGGCCAGATCGGGCCAACGGGCGCAACGGGCGCGACGGGCGCGACGGGAGCGGTCGGGGCGACGGGCGCTGCGGGCGGTCCGACCGGACCCACGGGACCGCAGGGCATTCCCGGCAGCGGCGGCATCAGCGCGCTCTCCGCGATCGGCGCGGTGCCGAATGCGAACGCTGCGACGATCACCGGCGGCAGCGTCCTCAACCTGCAGCCTGCGAGCGTGTCGTTCGGCGGCGTGGTCACGACCGGCGCGCAGGCGTTCGCCGGTGCGAAGACCTTCGCGCAGGTGATCAGCAACTCCTCGTTCGATCTGCCCAACACGACCAGCCCGACCCTCGGCGTGCTGACGATCAATGGCAATCCCGCTTTGCACTGCTTCGGCGGGGGCATCCAGCCCAACTTCTTCGTCGGGCAGAGCGCAGGCGGCAACTTCACCGCGACCGGGAGCCGAAACACCGCCGTCGGCAACGCCGCTGGCTACTACCTGACGACCGGCAGCTTCAACACGTTCGTCGGCTACCAGTCTTTGCTCAACGCGACAACCTGCCAAAGCGTGGTCGCCGTCGGCTACGCGGCACTCAACGCCAACATCACCGGCAACGACAACACGGCGGTGGGTACTTCCGCACTGTCGCAGGCCACCGCCGCTCAGAACACCGCGCTCGGTCGCAGTGCTGGCAGCAACCTCACGACCGGCGCGCAGAACGTCGCCATCGGCTACAGCGTCTCCTTCCCGAGCCCGACCGCGAACGGCCAGCTTGTCATCGCGAACATGATCTACGGGTTCGGCCTGACCGGCACTGCCCTGAACGTCTCGACCGGGCGCATCGCGATCGGCAAGAGCACCGACGACGGCGTCAACACGCTGCAGGTGCAGGGCGGCGGGGCGTTCAGCGGAAACCTCGTCGCGGCCAACCTTCCGGCAGTGCTGCCGCCGGGGCCGACGGGCGCGACAGGGCCGGTGGGTGCGACGGGCGCGCAGGGCGTGCAGGGCGTGCAGGGTCCGCAGGGCGTGCAGGGTGTGCAGGGCGCGGTGGGTGCGACAGGCGCGACCGGCACCGTCGGCCCCGCGGGCGGCATCAACGCACTGGGCAACATCGGTGGCGGTTCGAACGCGCAGGGCGCGACGATCTCCGGCGCAAGCAACAACATCCTCACCCTGCAACCGGCGAGCGCCAACTTCGGCGGCGTGATGACCACAGGCACGCAGACCATCGCCGGTGCCAAGACCTTCAGCGGTGCCGTCTCGCTCGGCTTGGCTACATCACCGAGCATCCTCAATCCGTACTTCGACATCGGCATCATCAGCGCCTCGGCCTTCAACGTCAGTTGGCCGACGGCGACCAGCCAAGCCGTCGCTCCCAACTCTTCGTCGTCGGTGTCCTGCTCCTTCACCGCCCCGGCGAGCAGTTGCCTCCTGACCCTCAACGTCTACGCGGGCGTGACCATGAACCTCAACTTCGGGTCCGACACCAAGGGCGTGCCGGTCACCCAGCTTCAGGCGGGCAAGAATTCGGTCTACATTTTTTTCTACGACGGCAACGGCAAGTACTACTACGTCGGTGGCATGTTCAACGCCGCGCCGTAGTGGGAGTACACTCCGCGCCGGAGCGGTCACAGAGCCGAGCCATCCGCAACTCAACTGAAGGGGATTCCAAATGAAGAGCCGCATTCTGGCCCTTGCACTGGGCCTGTGTATCACTGCACCTGCTTTCGCTGTCCACAACGATGGCGTGTTCGAGCTTGACGGCAACGCGGTCAACGATCCGGCCAAGCCCGGCATCGACTGGGCCGATGTTTTCGCCAATCCCGGCGTCGGCCAGAGTTTCATTCCCGACGCGGTCAGCACGTCCGACACGATCTTCATCGGCGGCGGCTCGAAGGACGAGCGCGACATCTCGGCTTTGGGCATCACCAACACCTTCTGGCAAAACACGATCGGCTCGGCCCCCGACAAGGACGACCTCGAGAATGCGTTCGCCGCGCTCTTCACGGTGAACGACCATGAAATTGTATACTTTGGCGCAGACCGCTTCTCCAACAGCGGCGACAGCGCCATCGGTTTCTGGTTCTTCCGCTCGGCGGTCGCCGTCGGTGCCAGTGGCAACTTCGTCGGCAAGCATTCGGTCGGTGACATTCTGGTCACGTCCGACTTCCTGCAGGGCGGCGGTGCCAGCGTGATCAACGTCTTCAAGTGGAACGGCAATGCCGGTTCGCCGCTGACGCTGCTCGCGCACAGCGAGATCAAGAACGGCGTCCCGGTCGGCGGCACCATCGACCCGGCCACCGGCCTGTTCTGCACGACCGACGACGTCGCCTGCGCGGTGGCGAACAAGACCGCGACGCCCGCACCGTGGAGCTACAACTTCAAGGGCGTGGGTCTGGACGCCAACCTGCCGCAGGGCACGCTGTTCGAGGGTGGCGTCGACCTGACCGCACTGCTCGGCGGATCGGAGTGCTTCAGCAACTTCCTCGTGATGAGTCGCACCAGCGCCTCGACCACGGCGCAGTTGAAAGACTTCGTGCTGGGTCCGTTCAAGAACTGCTCGATCGCGATCGCCAAGACGTGCAGCGTGGGTCGCCTGACCACGGCAGCGGACAACACCTCGTTGCTGTTCTCGGTTGACTACAGCGGCCAAGTCACGAACACGTCGGACGGTTCGCTGCCGATCGGCACCGTGATCACGGTACGCGACGATGTCGGCACGCCCGGCACGCTGGCCGATGACCAGACGCAGACCTTCACGCTCGCCGCTCCGCTCGCCAAGAATGGAACGCAGGCGTTCAGTGGCTCGTTCTTCAGCAACGACAACGGCCCGCACAACACCGTCTTCGGTTCGGCCTCCTTCAGCGGTAACACGCTGAGTGCGACCAACACGTTCGACTGCACGCCGCTGCCGCTGTCTCCGGACATCCATGTGACCAAGACGTGCAACACGGTCGAACTGGTGCCGCAGAACGGTGTACTTGTGGCGCAGGTGAAGGTCAGTGGTCAGGTCTGCAACACCTCGCAGACGACGGGTCTTGACCTCGACGTCACCGTTGCCGACGACGCGGTGGGCATCAACAACCCGCCGGATCCGACGCAGGTGTACAGCGGTCACCTTGTGCAGGGCGCGTGTGCGGACTACTCGTACACCTACCAGCCGAACGCGGGCGACGGCTCGACCAGCCCGGCCAGCGGCGGCTTGTTCAGCGACACGGTGACGGCGATGGGAACCAACCCGGCGATCCCGGTGGCGAACCAGCCGACCGACATGGCGACCGCGCACTGCTCGGTCTGCCCGGCACCACAGCCGTAATCAGGAATCCGGATCGGGGCGCAAGGACGCGCCCACCGCCTGTTCAATCCTGTGCAGTCTGGCCTTCAAGCGCAGCACCTCGCCGCGTAGCCCGATGTTCTCCTTGTCCATCCGCGTGACCAGCACCTCGATGCCGGTCGACACACGGTTGCGCGCGCGCTCCTGCGACACGCCGTACACGCCGAGCAAGCGCATGGCACGATCGATCTCATCGGCCATGTCCGTCGCCACCTTCTGCAGTTGGCGAACGTCGACGCTCATGTAGTCTTTTTCGAGCAGCCCTTTGCGCACGTCGTTCGGGATCATGTCGCCCTCGAGAACTTCTTGCAATGTATACATCTGCGCAACAGGTTGTCGCGCAGGTTGATGCGCCGCCACTGGTGTCGGTTCAACCAGCGGCAGCACAGCAGACGCCTGAGTCGCTTCATCATGTGCGCAGGAGCACCTTCTCGAGTTCGTCGGCGCACACGCGCAGCGCGCGGTAGTAACTCTCGGTGCCGTCGCCCGCTTCGGTGCGCCACTTCGTGAGCAGCCCCTGCAGCCCCGCGTCCAGCCCTCCGAGTCGCTTGATCGTGCCGTCGATCTTCTCGATCACGTCGTCGATGAGCTCGGTGCCCTTCGCGATCAGTTCGTCGGCCTTGTCGAGCGGATTCTGCGCCGCCATCGCCTCGTTGTGCGGGTTGACGGTGGGCACCGGCACCGCGCCGTTGTTCTGGATGTCGGCCCACGACCACGACTCTGCGCCGTCGACGTGAAGCTTGAACGAGATCTCGCCGGGCGGCAGTTCCGGATGGCCGGTGGCGCGCAGGATCCCCTGCAGGGCTTCGGCGATGGCGCGCTTCTGTGCAACTGAAAACATTCTCGGTCTCCTCAGTGGGATTGGGTCTTGGGAATCATCGTTTCGGCTTCCATCATGCGAGCGTGAATCCGCTCCAGAATCGCGGCGTCGCTCGCTGCCGCGTGGGCTTTTTCAAGGTTGCTGTTCGGCCCCTTCTGCAGGTGAAACTGCTCCGCGTTGCGCGCCTCCATGGAGAAGCGCAGGACGGCGCGCCGGATCAGTCGGCGCTCGTGTTCGGTCCACTCGCTCACTGCTCGAACCCGTTCGCGAAGGGACGGTCCTGCGCGCACAGCGCGGGCGACACGACCTGCTTTGTCGTCTGGTACTCCGTCGTGTCAGCGCCGGGGCAGCGCCACACGTAGCCGTTCTGCCCGGCTTCAATCACGGTCAGCCACGGCGGCTGCAGGGTCATCTTCTCGACGTTGCGGATCGACATCGTCGCGGAGAGCGCGAGCGAGGGCAGTAGCAGTGCGAGCAGCGTCTTCATCGTGAGTACTCCTTCTGATCTCGTAACCATCCGGCAACACCAAGTTCATCAGCGTCTGGGTCTTGGGCAAGCCGGGGACTTGTACACATTTGCACTCGCCGGATCCCGGCGCGAGCACGGTCATGCAGTAGCGGCAGATCAGCCAGATCACGGCACCTCCTCCATCGGATGCTTGCCTTTGCACATTGTCTCGGCCGGGTCAAAGCGAATGTAGATGCCCGCCGCCGTCGGCTTGCCGCAGAAGCAGCAGATTTCCTGCGCCTTCAGCGTGAAGCGAATCGGATCAAATTGCGGAGACCTGCGCTGCCAGCAAGCTTCGCAGATGTTGTGCGTCCAGCGACTCTGGCTCACAGCCGCTCCAGATCCACGAACCACGCGATGAAGAACGTCACGCGCTTGCGCGCCCAGCCTGCCTCGCTTTCGATCTGGCCGCACACAATCGGATCCGCGCGCTGGTCGGTGCAGATGCCGATGGCGTCGAAGAGCTTCATCGCCCGCGCCTTGTCGACCGCCTCCATGATCTGAGGCTTGACGAGGTGCATCGGGATCTCGAGTTCGGTCGACAGCGCGCCGGGGGAGTAGATGCTTTTCTTGCCGCCCTTGCCGTCGTCGATCTCACTCTTGTACACGATCGGGAGCGGGTTCTTGTACTCGCCCTCGCCCTGCGCGAGCCGGTGCGGCTCTTGGCGGAAGCCGTCGTTCCAGCTTTTTTCCTCCATGCGCCCTTTCTTCGCGTGCGTGCGGATCGCGAAGATCTCCAGCGGGAAGTTGGGCACGATCAGGTAGCCCGCCTCGACCGCGGCCTTGACCTTGCGGTAGAAGCCGATGCGCCGATCGGCCTTCTTCATCAGCCGCTTGAACGGCGCGCCCTTCCACTCGTAGCTCTGGGTGTGGTCGTAGCACTCCTGCGCCTCCGCGCGCTGCGCGATCCAGAACTCGATGCGTTGCTCGAACCACGCGACCAGCGATTGCTGCGCGGGCGCGAGGTCGGTGGGGCTCAGAGCGATGATCTGTTGCATGGTTCCTCCAGTAGCGTCGGTAGAAGGTGCAGCGGCTTGAGGCGTTTGATCTCGATCGTTCGGCAGGGGTTGTGGAACTTCAGCTTGTTGCTGATCTCGTCTTGGCGTTTATGCGCGCAGTGCTCCTCGAACATGAGCCGCGTGCAGCAGCCGACGATGTACACGGTGTGGTACGACTCGAACGCGACATGGCCTTCGCTGCGTGCGCGCGTGAAGATGTAGTTGACGACCTGCTTCTCGTAGTTGTGATCCGCCACGTCGCAGTCGTAATGCGGCTGCGGGTAGGTCGAGCAATTCTGCGTCTTGACCTCGAACTTGTGTCCGAGGATCTGGTAGTCGTGCGTCCTGCCTCCGATGTGTACAAAGGGAATTTTCAACTTGGTCATGGCGCTCTCTGCCGCCAGTTCGCCGAGGAACCCGATCTCGGTCCGGAATCCCTCCTTCCCGAAAACCGGGCGGCGGAACGGCAGCCTCGACCGCTCCAGCGCCTGCATTCTCATCTCGTCGGTTACGAAGACCGTGGGAAATTTCATGCTGACCTCTTCGCGCCGCGCTTGATGCGACCGAATTGCGGGCTGGCCTCGTTGCGCTCCTCCTCGGTGAGCGACTGCCACGCCGTGAGCAGGCTCGCCATGCTGATCTTCGCGGCGGCTTCGAGGCGCGCGATGACCGGGTTCACTGCCGCGCCGGACGCGCTGTCGACTGGCCCCTGCGGCGACGCGGGCGTGCTCGGCGTGGCTCCCTCGGCCCACTGCGCGAGGCGCACGCCGCACTCCTCATCGATCAGCGCGCCGGTCGGGAACATCGGGCGATGCTGTTCCTGCAACTTGATCGGCAGGCCCACGCCGGGGTTCTGCGCCATCATCAGGAACGACACCGTGAGCTCGAACGGCAGGTTCTTTTCGCTGATCGGGATCCAGCCGTCGAGGCCGGTCAGGCTCTGCTTCGCGGTCACGACCATCTTGCCGCTCTGCGGATCCTTGACCATCTCGATCTTCGGCTCGGCGCGGAAGCACAGGATCAAATGCGCGCGAACCTGCAGCAGCCGGTTCACCATTTTCTTGTGCGCGCCTTTCGGCTTGATCCACGACGCCATTTTGAACAGGTCGCGCTTTTTCCAGTCGGTGCCCGCCATGCGGTCGATCTCGTCTTCCTGCTGCTCCAGCACGCCGCCGTCGCCCGCCCACACATGCGAGGTGGAGTCGGTGAGGATCACCGGGTAGCCCGCGTCGTCGGCCGCGACGATCGCCTCGGTGTAACGCTCGGGGGTAAACGGCCCCTTGAGCTCGCCATGGTCGAACGTGAAGCGGTCGGCGTAGTGCAGCGCCCGGCGCGCCTCGGTGTCGATGACCGCGAACTTGGGCTTGCCCAGCGCGCGGCAGATGCCGGTGGCGAGGCGCATCGCGCTGTAGGTCTTGCCGGATCCGGTGCCACCGGCGAGCCCGACGAGCAGGCCCACCGACTCTCGTGTTGCTGGTCTGAACTCGAATGTCATGGCTTTTCTCCACCGCTGAAGAAGTCGCGCAGGATCGTGCTGATCACCATCTGCGGCTTGATGATCATCGCGCCCTGCATGTTCATCAGGTAGCCGAGGCGCTCGCGCGCCTCCTTGATGTCGTCGAAGACGTTGATCGAGTGACGGCGCTCGCCCTTCTCTTCAAAGTAGAGCCGGAACTTGCCGCCGCCGGTCAGCGTGATCGTGTACGTGCGCTGGTCGACGATGCGCTCCTCGACGCCCTCGGGCGAGAGGTATTCGTCCTTCAACACGTCTGGCTTTTCGTCGCTCATGCCTCCTCCCCGCACAGGTACTGGCCGAGGCTCAAGGCACCGACGATTCCCGCAAGGCATTCGGTGTAGAAGCTGATCAGCCCGTCGCGCATGATCATGTGCCCGATCCAGTACAGGTCAGCGAACGGCGGCGACGAGAACACGATGAAGCCCCAGAAGGCACCGAACTCCTTGTTCGCCAGCCACGCTGTATACAAGTGGAATCCAAACATCCCGAGGATCCCGACCCCCATGAGGATGGCACCAATGACACCAAGAGTCGTCTTCATTTGCCGCTCCAGTCTTTCTGGATTTCACTGAGCAAGTACACGGCGGCGGCGAACGCGAAGTCGATCCACAGCGGCAGCGTGACCCAGATCCAGTCCCAGTGGATCACGCCCGCGAGTTTCAGAGCGACGAGGATGAAGCCGATTATCCACGTCATGGCAGTTCTTCCTGTGTAGCCAGCATCTCGCCCTCGGCCTCCGCGAGTTCCCACGGCGTGGGCTCGGCGTAGTGGATCCGGTGATCGTAGTCCGGCCAGTGGTCGTCCGCGATGCAGTGCTGCCACTTGTTGATCGCGACCTTCACGCGGTCGTCCTCGATCTGCGCCTTCGCTGGCGTCAGGCCGATCAGCGTGCAGGCGTACGGCGCGTCCTGCTCCTGCACGAGCATCAGGTGGTGGGTGTGCGGCGTGGGCTGGATGATCTGCGACAGGCCGCGCGCGTAGAAGCGCAGGCTGAAACCGTAGCCCATGTTCTGCATGATGCCGCGGATGAACTTGTCGGCGCGCGCGCTCGCGCTCGTCGTCTTGTAGTGCAGGATCAGGTCGTAGTCGTGCGTCATAAAGTCCGGACGCGCGCGGCAGTAGATGTCGTGCTTGACGTCGGGGCCGGTTTCCTTCCACACGATCGTGCGCTCGGCCGCGCCGCGCTCGAAGATGCCGTCGAACTGAGACTGCTCGATGAAGCGGTGCGCACGCAGAGCCATCGCGTTGACCGCAGGCATCTTGATCGCGAGCATCGGGATCTTGCCTGCCGCACGCGCGGCGTCGCGCTCGTCCTTTGCTTTGTTCGTGCGCCAACTGTCGGCGTCGACGACGACGATGCGTTCCTCGCCGTGCAGGAACAGGTCGTGCGCGGCGGATCCGATGTCGGCTTCGTTCGCCTCGAAGGTGCCGAGCGCGCCGAGGCGGGGGTGCTCCTGCCAAGCGTGCAGTGGAGAAGCTGTGAGCATCCTGTGTCCAATCGAGGAGGACAGCGAGGGGTTCTCGCAGGGATCCGCGAGGTACTCAGAAAACGGCATGTCGTAGATGCCGGGCGCGGTGATTCTCATGGGGTTTCCTTTGGGGGTGAGTGGGCGGTTTCTTGCACTCGCCAGAATACGCGAGGGGATACAAGTGGTCAATACTCATTGAAAGGCACAGATCACTGCCGTATCCTCGCGGGCATCTCGCCAACGGAGGCAAAGCGCCCCATGACCCCACAATTCGCAGTCCTGTCCCTCCTCGCACGCGGCTGGAGGCAGGAGGACATCGCCGACGCCGTCGGCGTCACCCAGCCAACGATCCACCGCATCAAGGGCGGCGTCATGCCAGCGTGGGACACCGGCATGAAGCTGATCGAGGTCTGCAAGCTGGAAAAAGCGAAACGCAAGCAGCCGCAGGTCGCCGCCGGTGGAAGTTGATCTCTACGGCGAACTGATGGTCGAGGCCACGCGGCTCGGCAATCGGCTCTGGCGCAACAACATCGGCATGGCGAAGTACACGGCCGAGAGTGGAAATGTATACACGGTGCCGTACGGCGTCGGCGGCAAGGGCGGCGCGGACATGATCGGCTTCACTCGCAGGTGCTACCGGCAACTCTTCAGAGTCGACGAGATCGTGCCCGTCTTCACCGCCATCGAGTGCAAGCGCCTCGGCTTTCGCCCGCGCAACAAGAAGGAAAAACAACGCTGGGAGGATCAGCAAAAATACCTGCAGTTCGTGCGCGACTCCGGCGGCATCGCGGGGAGCGTCGAGTGCATCGAGGACTACCACAAGCTGATCGGGCACGCCGAGTGAACGTCCACGCGCGCGGTGACTACATCCGCTTCTGCGGCTACGGCATGCATTTTATCGACCCCTGCGACGGCTACTACACCATCAACCCAGAAGGAGGGTACGGACGACACGAAGTTCTCTGCTGTGAACACTGCATCAAGAAACCCGAACACTCCGCAGCCCTCGAACGAATGATCGAGGCCGGAGCCACCGAACTGAAAAAGTACAGGAATCCACAAATGAACGATAACGCCCGCAAGAAGAAGACCGCCACGACTCCCGTCCTGACGCCCACACCCCCGCCTGCGCCCGTCGCCAAGAAGCGCGAGCCGCGGGAACCCCTGCCCTACAAGGTGCGCGATCGCATCAGCGGCGACGTGATCTACGTCATCGCGAATGGCCGCTCGCAGGCCGAGAACTTCGCGAAGTACTACCGCTTCGAGGTGCGGCCCCTGCATGCCCGTGAGGCGATCGGCTTGAAGCCCGAGCAGATCTTCGACGCGACCAAGCAGCCCGGCCCGCCGGAGCAACTCAAGCTGGCGGTGGGTGATCCGGAATGAGCGGAGTCAACATCTCCTCGCAGCAACTGCACGAGATCCTCTCGAGCGTCACCGAACTGACCGACCTGCAGTTGACGCAAAACCCGAAGCTCGACGTGATGACGTTCGCGACGTGCGCGTTCTCGCAGTTGCTGCGCGAGTTGCGGCACCACACCGATGTCGAGGTGCATGGTGCCCACGCCGACGTGATCGCTGCCGCGCGCAAGTTCCTCAACCCGACCGCGCAGATCTCCAACCGTCGGCGGTGGAGGGTCGTCGCGTACGACTTCGACACCAAGATCAGGATGGCGACGCCAGACGACAAGGAGACCGTTTGCTTTCTGGTCGCAGGGATGCCGCCCCCGGTCGACCAATGATCGAGCTCTACCCGCACCAAGAGGAGCAGCTTGAGCGCGTGCGGGCGAGCATGCGCCGCAAGGTGATGCGTCCGTTGATCGTCCTGTCGACTGGCGGCGGCAAGACGGTCATCGCGACAAAGATGTGCAAAACGTCAATCAGGAAAGGGTTCGCGCCGATGTGGTTCGTCGTGCATCGGCGCGAACTTCTCGACCAAGCCGCCAAGGCATTCGCCAACGCCGGGCTCGACGTCGGCATCGTCGCGCGCGGTTACGACCTCGAAGGCAGCCGGTCGCTGCAGATCGTGCTGATCGACTCGCTGCCGCGGCGCATGCAGTACCTCGCCAAGCCGCGCGTGATCATTCCCGACGAGGCGCACCATTGCGTCGCGCCGAAGTGGGCGCACCTGCGCGAGTTGTTCCCTGACGCGTTCTACGTCGGGTTGACCGCGACACCGCAACGGTTGGACGGCCGCGGCCTCGGCGAGCACTTCGATGAGATTATCGAGGGGCCACCGATGCGCTGGCTGATCAACAACGGCTACCTCGCCGACTTCCGGATCTTCGCGCCGCCGACGAAGGATCTGGATCTGACGCACCTCAAGCATCAGGGCGGCGACTTCAACAAGCATCAGGTCGCCGAGCGCGTGGCAAAGTCGACCATCCTCGGCGATGCGATCGCCGAATACAAGCGGCACGCGATGGGCACGCGCTGCCTGATCCGCTCGGTCGGCGTCGAGGCCAGCTTCCACACCGCCGAGGCGTTCAAGGCCGCGGGATTCGTGGCCGTTCATCTGGACGCCAAGACCTCCGATGGCGAGCGCCGCAGGGTTTTCAACGACTTCCGCCGCGGCGAGATCTCGCACCTGTGCAACGTGGATTTATTTGGCGAAGGGATCGACATTCCCGGCGTACAATCCCTCATCGATTTGCGCCCCACCGACTCGCTGACGTTCTTCCTCCAGTACATCGGAAGGATGCTGCGTCCCGCACCCGGCAAGACTCATGGAATTTATCTCGACCACGTCGGCAACACCCTGCGGCACGGCATGCCCGACGAGCCGCGACCGTGGTCACTCGACGGCAAGCGCGCGAAGTACAAGCCGCTCCCGGTATACATGTGCAAAATTTGCTTTGGCACGTTCGGCAAGCCCTTCCGCATCTGCCCCGGCTGCGGCGCGATCGTCGTCGGCGGCGTTCCGCGCGTCGAGCCGAAGAAGGTCGACGGCGAACTGCAGGAGCTCAACAAGGAGATGCTGGCCCAGTCCCGCTACGGCAAAAAATTTGACCGCGAACGCGGTCGCGCAAAATCATTGGAGGAACTGGTCCGCATCGGCGTCGCGAGAAAATATCCGAAGCCGGAGCGGTGGGCCATGCACGTCATGGCAGGCAGACAAAACAAGACGCGAGCGCGGCAGTAGCTGCAGCACGCGGGGAGACTCTCATGGCAACTCCGGTTGGCTTCAAAGCCGCCGTCAGCATCGTTGACGTCATCGGGCGCTACGTCGAACTACGCAAACACGGGCGCGAATTCAAAGGGCTGTGCCCGTTCCACGAAGACCGCAATCCGAGCATGTCGGTCGTGCCGCACAAGGAGATGTTCTACTGCCACTCCTGCGCGGTCGGCGGCGACGTGATCGCGTTCGTGCGCCGCATCGAGGACTGCTCGTTTCAGCGGGCGCTCGACATCATCGGCGGCAAGCCGGACAAGGACAACTCGCGACCGCGCATCGCGTACCCGCGCCAAGTGCCCGCGCAGCCGGAGCGCATCTGCTTCGCGCCGCCGGTGGAGGATCTCGAACCGAAGGACATGACACTCCCGCCGAGCGAGGGCCACTCGTGGGCGCTCAAGCAGGTCTGGACGTACTACGGCACCGGGCGCGAGGTGCTGTTCTACGTCGCGCGCTACGAGTGGTGGAACGCCGAGGGCGATCTCGTGAAGAGCTACCGCGCATGGACGTACGCGAAGGATGGCTGGAAGCGCCTGCAGTGGCAGACGCCGCGCCCGCTCTACAACCTGCACAACCTCACGCAGCAGCCCGACGCGGTGGTCTGCCTGTTCGAGGGCGAGAAGGCTGCCGACGCAGGCGGACAGATCGGCGGGAGCCGCTGGGTCGCCGCGTCGTGGCCCGCGGGCGCTGGCGGCGTGGCCTACGCTGATTTCAGCCCGCTGCAGGGGCGGCGCGTCTTCCTCTGCCCTGACCCCGACAAGGCGGGCAGGCAGGCCCGTGACGAGCTCCTGCTGCGCCTGCGGGGCGTCGCCAGCGAGGTCTGGCTGATCGACACCGACGACATGCCCGAGGGCTGGGACATCGCTGACGCGGTCGAGGACGATGGCTGGGACGGTGCCCGGCTCGACCACTGGCTCAATGAGCCCATCGCAGGGGTGGCCCGGCTGCACAAGCACGACTACGGCGACGAGCCCGTGCGCGCGGGCCTGATCGCGCCGGACGCGACGGTGCCGGGCATGCTTGCCCTCGTGCCGAGCCGCGCGCCGCCGCGCAAGCAGACCCGCACGTCACCCAAGGTCAAGAACTGGGATCTGGCCGACTGGCGCGAGAAGCTGATCCTGTCGACGAACAAGAAAGACGGCAAGCAGACGCCGCTGCGCTGCCCCGAGAATGCCACCGTGCCGCTCGAGTACGCCGAGGAGTGGAAAGGGCTGCTCGCGTGGGACGAGCTCCGGCAATGCATCACGACGGCGCGCCCGACGCCGTGGGGTGACCAGCCGCTCGAGTGGGCCGATCACCACGACACCGAGCTCGCCTGCTGGTACGACCGCGCCGGGCTGCACTTCGCCGGGCTGATCAGCGAGGCCGTCGACGTCGTCGCGCATCGCAACTCGTTCCACCCGGTGCGCGACTACCTCACCTCGCTGAAGTGGGACGGCGTCAAGCGGATCGATGACTGGCTGCTCAATTACTGCGGCACGGCGCGCACCGAATTCACGGTCTTCGTCGGCAAGGCGTGGCTGATCTCCGCGGTCGCGCGTGCGATCCATCCCGGCGCGCAGGTGAAGACCTGCCTGATCCTGTTCGGGAAGCAGGACTCAGGCAAGAGCGAAGCGTTCCGGATCCTCGGTGGACCGTGGTACGCCGTGCAGCACGGCAGCATGACCGGCGACAGCACGAGGGCCATCGAGCAGTGCTCGAAGGCTTGGATCATCGAGATGGCCGAGCTCGCGACGGTGCGCCGCGCCGAAGCCCTCGAAGGAATCAAGTCGTTCCTGTCGACCAACGATGACACGTACCGCCCGGCGTACGCGCGGCGCGTGCAAACAATTCCGCGCTGTTGCGTTTTCTGCGGCACGAGCAATCCCGACGAAGTGTTTTCCGACGTCACCGGCAACGTCCGGTTCTGGCCGGTGCCGGTGTGCGAGCAGATCGATCTGGAAGCACTGCGTCGCGACCGCGACCAACTGTGGGCCGAGGCCGTCGTGGGCGACCCCGCCGGCGCGAATTT